CTTTGCATATATTATTCCAGATGAAAACATGGATATTGATACTGCAGTTGTGACAAATTTTGAAACTGCGGCCTCTAGTGCGGGTACAACTTTCACAGATTTAAGAAATGCAACAAGTATTACAGAAAGTTCTAGAATTTATATATTAAAAGAAACTCCAAAAGGAGATTTTGAAATTACTTTTGGTAATGGTACAGTTCTTGGAGTATCTCCAGTTGCGGGTAATAAAGTCACAGTAGACTATTTATCATGTAAAGGTGCAAGTGCAAATGGTGGAAAATCTTTTACTCCAGTATCGCAAATAAATGTTAATGGTGTAAATTATACAGTATCTTCTACCACAGTGTCAAACTCTTTTGGTGGTTCTGCGAAAGAAAGTATTGCATCTATAAGAACTACTGCACCATTTCAGTATGCAACTCAGAATAGAATGGTCACTGCGGAAGATTATGCAACTTTAGTACAAAGAAACTTTGGTTCATTATTAAATGATATATCATCTTTTGGTGGAGAAGATGCACTTGAACCAGAATTTGGTGTAATCTTTTTATCTTTATTATTCAGTGATGCGGTAGAAAACGATACAATCTCGGGTGAAACAATCAAACAAACAACAAAAGACGATATTGTTGCACTTGCAAAAGATTTATCAGTTGCATCTTTTGATGTTAAATTTACTGACCCAGTACAAACATTTGTAGAAACCACGGTGTTTTTCCAATTCAACCCTAACTTAACAACTCTTGCTGAAAACGCAATTAAGTCTCAAGTGCAAGATGTTGTATCTGATTACTTTAGTAAAAATACTGGTAAGTTTAAACAATCGTTCAGAAGAAGTAATCTATTAACTTTGATAGATGCGGTAAGTCCGTCAGTTTTATCTTCTCGTTGTACGGTTGGAATGCAACAAAGAATTACTCCAACCTTAACTGCAATATCTGATTATACTTTAAGACTACCACAATCTATTGCGACTGCAGATGATGTAAATAGAATTGTCACATCAACTGCGTTTACTTTCCAAAATAAAAACTGTATTATTAGAAACCGTTTAAATTCAAATGTCCTTGAGGTGTTTGATAATGTAAACAGTGAGATAGTGGTTGACAATGTTGGGTCATATACTGGAGACACCATAAGTATTGTTGGACTACAAATAGATGCAATACCAACGGGTGAGTCTTTTATTAAAATAACTGCAACTCCAGAAAATCAATCTTTTGTCACACCTTTTCGACAAGATGTTTTAAAACATGACCTACAAAGGTCTTTGGTTTCAGTAGTCGAAGTATCAACAGATGTATTAAACTAAAATGGGACACAAAACTGACGATACTCTAAGAGATGACGGTAGAAGAGAAATTGCTCTTACTACTGGTCTAGAAGTAAAAAAGTATCTACCAGAATATTTTAAAACAGATTATCCAAAAATAACTTCTTTCTTAGAAGAGTATTATCACTTTGAAGATAGTGATGTATCTCCAAGTAGATTAGTTAATGACTTATTTTATACTCGTGATATCAACCAAGTTGATACCGAGTTATTAAAATTTATCGAAGATGAATTGTTGTTAGGACAATCTTTCTTTGAAGGGTTTATCGATAAGAGAACTGCGGCTAAATTCTCAAATAACTTATATCGTTCCAAGGGGACTAAGTTTTCAATACAACAATTTTTTCGTATGTTTTTTGGTGTTGATGTAGAAATAATATATACGAAAAAAGATGTTTTTAAAATTGGTACAGAAGGAAGTGAGATAGGTGCGGAGTCAGTAAAGTTTTTAACAAATGCAGAATTATTTCAACAATTTGCAATTAAAATAATTAGTGAACTACCTATCAAAACATGGCAAAGACCATACAAATTATTTGTACACCCTGCTGGAATGTTTATCGGTTCGGAAGTAAGATTAGAGGGAATTGTAGACAACCAAATTGTTGCACCACAAGTTTTAGTAGACTCAGATGTTGGAACAATTGACGTAGTTGGTGCAACCGAATTTACTTTTGATAATGTAGTTCAATTCGCACCAGAAATAACTGGTATTTCAAGAGATAGTGGAGATAGTGACGGAATATTTAAAAGAGTTATTATTGATGATGAATTCTTTGTATCACTACAGAACACTAGTATTGTGGACATACAGAAACAATATGAAACACTAAGAGCTGCAGAACTAAGAACTAGTCCTACTTTTGATGCGGACTCTACTGGTCTTGCGACTAGTGTGAACATAGACTTTAGTAATGCATTTACTTCTGAAACCTTTGACCAAGACAAGTTTGAGTTCTTTAGTTCAGATAGTGATGTTTATTATAGTAAATTAGATAGTGCGGGACATTTAAGTTAATAACTTGTATAAATAGGACATAGGAAATAAAACATGGCAAAATCAGTAATCGCAAACGGAACAACTGCAAATGACGGTACGGGGGATACTCTTCGTTCGGCTGCAACGAAGATAAATAATAACTTCTCAGAAATCTACACTAAATTAGGTGGAGACTCTACTGCGTTAACTACTAAAATATCTTTTGGAGACGGTAATGTAACTTTTGAAGGTGCAACTGCAGACTCACATGAGACTACTTTGATATTTACTGACCCAACTGCAGATAGACAAATAGTATTTCCAAATGCAAGTGGTAATGTTCTACTAGACTCAAGTACTAGTACTCTAACAAATAAAACACTCACGAGTCCAGTATTGACAACTCCACAGATAAATGATACTAGTGCAGACCACCAGTATATTGTTGCAGTATCAGAATTAGCTGCAGACAGAACAATTACATTACCTTTACTAACTGGTAATGATGAAGTAACATTTAATGCACATACACAAACATTAACAAATAAAAGTTTAACAACTCCTACTATAAATGCACCTAAGATTTCTGGTTTATCTGGGGGTGGTGTATTACAAGACTCTTCGGGTAATGAAGTATTAGAATTAACAAAGACTGCAAGTGCAGTCAACCACATCAACATTACTAACAATGCAACTAATAATAATCCAAAGGTAAGTGCAAAAGGTACAGATACTAATGTTGATATAGAAATAGAAGGACAAGGAACTGGGGGTATTTTATTAAATAGTCCAGAAATATTAAAACAAGAAACTGTAAATGCTAATGGTGGTTTATCCATATCATTACCATATAGTGAAATAACAAAAGGAACTGCGGGTGCATATTCAATCGCAGACGGTGTTGTTGGACAAGTAAAATACATAAGTGTAAGTGGTGCTGGTAATGCAGTTATTACTCCCGACAATTTTGGTGCGGGAAGTACTTTAACATTACAACAACATGAAACTGGAACATTAATTTTTGACGGGACAAACTGGCAAGTACTTGCAACCTACGGTGGTGCAGTCGCATAAGGAGAATAAAAGATGGCCGCAATTATAACAGATAAACTTAAAAATTTAGTCGTAGACTTAATTAAAGCAAACGACAGTGACGCATCAAATAAGTATTATGCGGCGATTGGTCGTTCAGAAGCATGGAATGACTCAGATGTATCTCCGACTCCATTAAGAACAAAATCAGAAGAAAATAGACTTAGAAACTCAATGCAATCTATGAAATTAATTGCAGATGTTTCCTTAGTAATTCCCAGATATAATTGGTCATCTGGTACATTTTATTCTGCGTATGATGACACACAAGTTGGTCAACCTACTAATGCATACTATGTAATAAATGCAAACCAACAAGTATACATGGTTCTTCGTGCGTCTGTATCTGCAACTGGTACTGCAGTCGCATCGACAGTAGAACCAACTGGTAATACTACGGGTACTCCTTTTAAAACTTCTGACGGTTATGTTTGGAAGTTTATGTACTCAGTATCAGCAACTGATGCAAATAAATTTCAATCTGCGAACTTTATACCAGTCAAACTTATTCCATTTACAAATATAAACTCTTCTGTTGCAGAAGTCGAACAAAAGGCAGTTCAAGATGCGGCCGTTCATGGTCAAATAATTGGTTATGGTATTGAGTCTGCGGGTGCGGGATATGGTTCTGCACCAACTTTAACAGTAAAAGGTAATGGTACAAATGCAGTTGCAACTGCGACAATATCTGGTGGACAAGTGGTTAAAGTAGAAGTCGCAGATAGTTCAGACGCATCACTTAAGGTTGCAAATTTTGGTAGTGGTTATGATTTTGCAAATGTAGAAGTAAGTGGTGGTGGAACTCCAACTAAACCCGCAAAAATTAGACCTATTCTTGCAACTAATGGTGGGTTAGGTCATGATGCAACTATTGATTTTAAAGCAAGTGCAATCATGTTTAATGCAAAACCTTCGGGAACTGAAACTTTAGACTTTATTATTGGACAAGACTTTAGACAAGTAGGACTAATAAAAAATCCACAAACTGACTCTGCGGGACATGGTGGTAATGGAATTTCAACTGCATTTACAGCATCAACTGGTCGTGCATTAAAAGGATTAAATTTTTCTGCAGTAAACACTGCGTTTGGAGAAGATAAAACAATTTTAGGTGTGACTTCTGGTGCAAAGGCATTTATTGATAAAGACTCTGGAAACTCAGTATTCTATCATCAAAATGATGACACTGGATTTAGGTCTTTCCAAGCAGGCGAAACTGTAAACGAAACAGACGGAACTGGTACGGGTGTATTAGATAGTGCGGGTGCATTTGAAACTGCATTTGAAGTAAACCCTCATACAGGCGAACTACTGTATATTGATAATCGTTCTGCGGTCACGAGAAGTGCAGACCAAACCGAAGATATTAAAATCGTAATACAAGTATAAGGAATAAAAGATGGCAACATTTACAAAGAATACATTTTCAACTACATACAAAGATGACTTTGATAGTGCGGATAATTTTCATAGAATATTATTCAACTCTGGTCGTGCGTTGCAGGCAAGAGAACTTACACAAATGCAAACTATTATTCAAGAAGAGGTTGCAAGGTTTGGTCGTAATGTATTCAAAGACGGTGCAGCCGTTAACCCAGGCGGCCCTACTGTAAACAATTCCTTTGAATTTGTTAAGTTAAATACTACTACAAATCAATTACCGACTGATACATCTACTTTAATTGGATTAGAACTTACGGGTGCAAATTCAAGTGTAAAAGGTAGAGTAGTAAGAGTAGAAACTGCAAGTGGGTCAGACCCCGCAACTTTATATGTACAATATACTAATACCGATACTAGTGGATTATCGGGAACATCTGTAGTAAGATTTACTGCGGGTGAGAACATTACTGGTGGTGGAGAGACACTTACAGTACAAACAACAAACACTGTTGCAAATCCAGCAACGGGTCAAGGTACAATCATAAGTAATGCGGGTGGAGATTTCTTTGTAAGAGGACACTTTGTTTTTGCACAACCACAGTCAGTATTACTTTCAAAGTATTCCAAGTTTCCAGATGAAGTAGTTGGATTTACCGTTACAGAAGATATCGTTACATCTGCCGATAATACTGCACTTTTTGATAATCAGGGTGCAACTCCAAATACTACATCGCCTGGTGCAGACAGATATAGAATTAGATTAACCCTTGCAAAAAAATCAGATGTTTCTGCGACAGATAACTTTGTATTCTATTGTGATGTTGTTAACGGTGAAATTATTGAACAAGTTACGGGTGCAGACCAATACAATAAAATTAATGAAGTTCTTGCACTTAGGACAAAAGAAGAGTCTGGTAATTATATTGTAAATCCATTTAGAGTAAACTTTGAAGAGGACTCTGCGGGTGGAAGTACATCTAATTTAATTGCAAGTGTATCAAAAGGAACTGCGTATATTAATGGTTATAGATTTAATACAGAAAAACCAACAAAACTTGTTGTTTCCAAACCAAGAACAACTACAACAATTAACAACGAAGCGATAGGTGTTAACTACGGTTCTTTTGTATTAAGTCCTAATATACTAGGTAATTTAGGTATTGCATCATTTGGATTGGTTAATTTAAGAAATGCAGTCGAACATGGTGGAACTACTATAGGAACTGCAAGAGTAAGGTCAATTGCAGAAGACGGTGCAAACTACAAAATTTATTTATTTGATATTAATATGAACTCTGGACAATCTTTCAGAAATGTTAAATCAATTGGTTCAAGTACAACAGATTACGCAAATTTAATCTTAGAGTCAAGTAAAGCTGTATTAAAAGAGTCTACGCAACAATCACTTGTATTTCCTTTACCAAAATCAAGACCTAAAAACTTAAGTGATATATCACTTGAAGTACAAAGAATGTTTACGGGTACTGCAAATGGTAGTGGACAATTAACACTTACTTTATCTACAAGTGGAGAAACTTTTGTTAATACTTCTGATTGGTTAGTCACAACTGACGCAACGGGTCTTACCGACTCAGATGCATCTTTTAGTTCTGTTGGAAGTAATTCGATAACTATATCTAATTTAGGTGGTGGAGCCGCAGTAACAGTTTATGCAAAAGTAAACAAATCTGTTGGACAATCTAGAACAAAAACCTTGACAGAAGAAACACATTCTGGTACAATGGTAACGGATAGTAATGGAGTATCTTTCTTAAAATTACCAAGAGCAGATATATTTGAGGTTCTATCTATCAAACAAACTGACTCAAGTGGTGCGGACTTATCTGCAAAATTTGAAGTAGACAATGGACAAAGAGTAAATTATTACCAACACGGTAGATTAGTTGTAAGAAAAAATACTTCTGCACCGACTGGTACAATATTCTCTCGTTATAAATTCTTTTCGCACGGTGCGACTGGAGATTTCTTCTCTGTTAACTCATACACTGGACAAGTAAATT